ACATCTCATTAACTCCTCAAGACCCCAAGACACCAGATTTCAAAGTATCTACTGAGTTTTATCAAGTAGAGAATGGTGTTTCTTGGGGTCGTTTGGGTGATTGCGATGATTATTTCTGGACAACGCCTGAAGAACGAGAAGAATATCCACAAGAAGTCGTTTCTGACATCGATGATCAGTATTCACATCATATTGAGGCACAACCAGAATGAAAAATCCACCAAGTCACGACTTCCTAGATCATCTAGCGAATGATTTGTGGCAGAAAATAAATAACGAGAGGGATGGAAACCCCTCAAAAAGTTCTAA